CACCTTCCGTGTGGTCGTGTACGCGCCTGAACGGGTAGATGGGGTGGGGGTATATCTCGAACGGCGGGGTCTCTTCGTCCTTGTCCGTGTGGAACCACAGAGCGTTGTTGTCCCCCCAATAGAACGGCCAGTTTACGCTAGGGCGTTCATAAATGACAGGTTTGGCGTCCTCGCCCCCGCCCGAAGGGTTCACTGCGATGAAGTCGTTCTTGGATACCTTTGCCACGGCACCCAGCTCGCGCGGGCCACGGATTTTGCCCATGTGGGGGCAACCATCGCACAGGGATGGATTAAGCCCGGCGAAGCGCGCGCAAGACGTTGCCTTGCGGACACTCTTGGCCTTCCGCTCCACAACCTCCGGGTCGTAATCCGCGTGCCCCTCGGACACGACGTGGATAGCCACGTCTGCGTCTTCGCACATAGCCGCAACCGAGAGGGTATAGAACCACTCATTGTAACCAGCTGTGTCGGCGTTCGCGACCCAATGGGCGATTTGGGCGCAGCCGTCTCCCTCCGCGCTCCGCTTCAAGAGTTTACGAAAGCTATACCCTACGCCGCTAAGTGCAGCGTCTTCCGCCGCAGTGGACTTGTAGCCGGGGTCGAAGATACTACGGTTCTGTGGGACAGCCACACCGAGGATGGAGCAGAACTCCTCCAACGAGCAGGTGTCTCCCTCGACCAGTACCGTAACCGGTTCCGGAGTATCGCCTTTGAAGTTGAAGGTACCCGGCACGCGCAGGACGCGCGCTGCCTCGAACACCACGGGGTCGACATAGAGTTGCTGCGTCTCGCACACGGCCCGCAAGCGCTGGGCAACAGGCTCCCATACTTCACGGGTGCAGGCTTCCTCCAGTGCCCAGTAGACGTGCAGGCCGCGCCCAGAACTGACGATGGTTGGCGTGGGCATACCAGCGCGCGTGCAGAACTTGCGGAGCGCCCGCATACCCGCCGGCTGGTCGGGGTAGCTCTTGGATGGCCCGCAGTCGATATCGAGCCAGAAAGACTTGAGGGCTTTAACGTTCTCGTGCCGTCGGCCCCCCTCGGGGTCTTCGAACTTGGCCACCCCGAAAAACACATCGCGCTTCTGCGCCACATACATGCCGATAAGAGCATCGGCGTCCTCGCGAGAATCGACGAGCTTCTGTTTTACCTTACCATCCTTGATGCCGACAATAGCATAGAGCCCTTCCTCCGGCTGCACGTGCTCTAGCAGATCAAATGACATAGACACGACTCACCGTTGCGGGGAGGTACCCGCAACCCCAAGAATGGTCAGGGGTCAACCCAACTTGTCGATGTAAGCGAGGATACGCTCGACGGACTTCTGGCTAGGAGTGCTGTGGCCAAAGAACCAAGCATAAACCGCAGGACGGCTCACACCCAGCTCCTTGGCCACGGTGTCGACCGGGATATTCCGGTCGACACAAAGCTTACCGAGCTTCATCCAAGGAAGCGCATCGTCGCCCGCGCGCACCGCGTCAGCAATGCGGAGCGAGTAACCACGCATCTCGATTACTCCTCGTCCTCGTCATCCGCAACCCACGAAGAGAGGACCTTCGAGAGCTTCTCATTCGCTTCAACGGGCGCTTCTGCAGCGGTGCGCTTGTTGGTGCGCTTCACTGCCGGGGGCGGCGGTTCTTCGCCCGCACCGTCTTCCTCATCGTCGAACGGGTTACCAGCCTTCGGCTTCGGGGTAGGGGCCGGCGTAGCCTTGGCCGTCACAGTCACCGTCTTGGAGGCGGCCTGCTCGGTCTTGGCTCCGTCCATCTCACCCACAGTGAGCGCGATGTACTTCTGGGTTTCGGGGTCGGCCTGTGCAGCTTCCACGAGGTCGGCTTCGACTTCCGTCAGGTGGCGCACCGGCTGAAATTTCAGCTTCATGGTGTCGGCTTCGAGGTCGTACATCACACGGGTGACGACGGTATCCAGACCTTCACCGTTGGCCTTAAGGAAGTTCTTGTAGCTCTCGAACGGATGCACGTTGTCGACACCCTTACCGAACAGCGACATGGCGGCGAAGCTCATCTGATAGACTTCACCCGAGGGGTCACCCGCCACCAGAGCCGCCACGCGCCGCTTGAAGCGGCAGGCACGGCCACGGCCCTTGTTGCCAGAGCCATCGACGTTCATCGGGCACTTGGCGCAGGATGCAGCCTGCTTGTTCTTGGCCTTGGCTTCCGGCTTCACGCCGTCATTCGACCAGCAGTCAGGCAGCGTGGCCTTGGCTTCCGGGTCGTATTCGCCTTCGTAATACTCCCGCGACACTTCCGGCAGGAGGTCAACGATGATGACGTCCAGCGCGTGCGGGACGGCCTTGCCGACCTGTTCCCCACCCACGATGCGCTTGAAGGTGCCGTTGGTGTTGGTGGCGATGCGGCGCAGCGACATGCTGGTGCCCATCTTGTCCAGCAGCTTGGACTGCCGGCGAACCGTCGGGACGCCTGCGGCTTCAGAGAAAATGGTGATGTTGCTCATGATTACTTACCCTCTTCGAGGTAGCGGTTGAAGCGCTTCGCCAGCTTGACCACTGTGATCGCCAGTTCATTCGGTTGCATATGCGCGGTGGTGCCCGGAGCCAGCCGAAGCGTGTCCACTGCGCGCCACACGGCGTCAGCCCGCCGGTCGCGTTCAGACACAACAAACGACGGGGCCGGCACCGGCTCGTAAGTTGCGCTGTTTCCCACATCCACGTCCATATCAATCTCCCTTCTTGGTCGGTTTGCGAACTTGCACGATGTACTTGTTATCGACCTGAAGCCCCATGGGCATCAAGTCGGGGTTTTCATCCAGAAACTGCTTCATGTTGTTGTTACTGATACGACGCTCAAGCAGTTGGAAAGCATCGTTCTCCTTGACGAAGTTGTACATGGACTCCCAGTCATTGGTCCAATACCGCGTCTGGATACGCCGCGATACGGTCCCATATTTCGTCTTGATACTGTCGAGGTTCTGGTCGTTACAGAACGACAACAGTTCGTCGTGGATGACCTGCTGCTGGGATTTCAGCTCGTTGATTTCCGCCTCGTAGGCTTGGGTCTTGGCCTCGACGGCTTCCCTGATGGCGCGGTATGCCCGCACCAGATTGTCGATGGTGCTCATGCTTGCTCCTTTCCTCCGTCACCCAGCTAACCCCTACGCTAAACAGTGTCAAGCTCTTCTTTATAGAGGTCGACGATTTTTTGGTGGTTCTCGATGTTGCTCTGGAGCATGGCGTAGAGCTTATGCTCGACCTCGCTGCCTGCGATATGCACGATGGTCATGTTGTTCTTCTGCCCCGGACGGTCGATGCGCGCGTTGGCTTGGAGGTAAGTCTCCACGGAGGTCACAGGCGCATACCAGATGATTGTATCTGCGGCCGTAAGAGTAAGACCATGGCTCGCGGCCTGCGGCTGGATAATCAACACTTTGGGGTCCGGGTTGGTCTGGAACCGCTGGACGATATCGCTACGCCGGTTCACCGGGACACTACCATTAATTACGTCACAGGTGATGCCTTCCGCTTCGAGCTTACTCTTGATGAGGTCGATGGTGTGGGTGAACGGCACGAACACCAGCACCTTGTTCTGGGTTTCCTCGATGACCCCGAGCACCTCATTCACGCGGTTGGTGACGTCGAACTCCAGTACTTGGCCATCGTCGGTGTAGACCGCTCCCCCGCTGATTTGTAGCAGTTTGCCCACTTTGGCCGCCGCGTTGACCGCGCTCACCTGTTCACCCGCTGCCTCGATAACGAGCTGCTTCTTGAGATGCAGGTAATACTTGCGCTGCTGGGGGGTGAGCGGTACTTCGCGCTGGACGTGGACCACCGGGGGCAGGTCCAGACATTCCTTCTTCTCGAACCTGATGGCCGGCTGGAGCATCGCGTGCACCACGTCCTGCGCGTGGGGTTTGGGTACCCACTTGAACTTGGTCACCGACATCATGACCATATCACGGAACGCGCCGTAGAAACGAGGGCAGTTCGGTGCGCCAATCATCTTGGCAAGACCATAAGCATCCAGCGGGGACTGCGCCGCTGGCGTACCCGTCATCATCCACAGGCGGGGGTTTGTGTGTTTCAGGATAGATGCGAGCACCTTCCAACGGTTGGTCTGCGCGTTCTTGTAGGCGTTGGCTTCGTCAACCACGATCAGGTCGAACCCGCCTGCGATAATCTCATCCTGCACCGTGGCCACACCATCAAAGTTGATGATGACGAACTCCGCGCCGGCAGCGATGACCTTGGCGCGCTGACTCGCTGTCCCATGGGCGATACCACATGAGCGGTGCATGGCGAACTTGAACACGTCCTGTTGCCACGAAGCCCGCATGATGGAGAGGGGGCAGATGACCAGCACGCGCTTCACGAACTTCTTCTTCATCAGATAGTCCGCAGCCCAGATGACGCTTGCGGTCTTACCTGTACCCTGCTCGTTGAAGCAGAAAGCGCGCTTGTTAGCAGCGAGGAAGCTGGCTGTTTCCTTCTGATGGTCGAAGGGGGTGAACCGGCCCGTCCACTTGTATTTGGACAGGATAGGGGAAGGGGCGTCGTGGAACCCGAGGGCCGTCAGCTGCTCAACCTCCTTCTGGCCCCACTTCACCAGCACGCCATATTCGGTCTCGACACTCTTGGTTACACGGCTGGTAATGGCCGACGGGTCAGGGGCGCTGACGAGCAGCGCCTTGTCCTCGATAATCTGCACAGGCTTATCCCCAATTAGCGCTTGCGGCGCTCGCGCTTGCTCGTTTCACTCACCAGATTACCGCTACTATCACGTTTGAACGAACGGTTTTTGCTCTTCGGCTCCACCCGCAGACCGTCGCTGTTGGAGCCACCTTTGTCGAAAGCCTTCACGTGAGCGACGTCCATACCGTCGCCCTTCCTCACTTTGCCGGCTTTCATCAGCTTGGCACGAGCGGCGTTGCGCTGGGCACGCTTTTTCTTCTGCTCCGGCGTGCCCTGATATTTGGCGTATTCCGACCGGTAATCCCTAGCCATCAGCCTGTTCCTCTACATACAAACTATATAGCGTAACGACTGCCCCCGTGGCCAGCGATTTGGCCTCTATCAACGCCCCGCGCTGCCCGGTCATGTAGTCGGCACCGAACCACCTTAGACCGTAATAGATATACCCATGCTTGTCGGCACGGCGTTGGTGGTATTCGTTCAACTCCCCTTCTTTGAGGCGCACCAGCTTCAGCGGCGCGGCTTCCAGTTCGGGCACGTCTGCACCGGGCACCAAGGACACAACCCCGACGGCTTCGCGCTCCATGTATCTGCCTCCATAGCTGCATCGAGCATGTCGAGCTGCTCTTCGAAAACCGTCATATACTCCGTGAGCTTACCCCGTTCGTGGGTCTTGTTGGGGAACTCGTTACTGACCACGAAGGCCAAGCCAGACTTGATGGTCTGCACCTCCGGGAAATGGACAAACACCGCCCCGGCCATAAGGTCGAGCTGCTTCATGTCCGCATACTTGGCGCTCTTACCGGTCTTATAGTCCAGCAGCCATGCGCGCGGTCCATCGACAATCAGAAGGTCCGCGATACCCCGATACCAGACACCCTTATCGAAGAACCCACAGGGTTCGTATGCCTCCGGGGTCACGCGCACACCCAGCTTGAGTTCTGTGTATTTATCGCCCGGCCGCTGGGCCAGTGGCTCCAGAATGGGGCGCATGAACTTGAACTTGTCCGGGATGGGGGTGCCGTCCTTAATGAAATACTCAGCCGCAGCGTGCACGGCGGTACCGTAGTCAGCGGCTTCACCCGGCTCGTCCTTCACGTCCTTGGCCACCTTGAGGTGGTAGTATTTCTTCGGACACTGGTCGAAGGTCTTGATGGACGAGTAGCTCCACGCAGTGGTCATTTTTGCCCCTTAATCTCTCGCGCCAGCCGCCGTATGTTGGCTATATCGTTACGGATAAGCCTAAAGTTAGCGTCTTCCGCAGGTTTGCCTCGGCTGAGGATGACGGCCAGTCGGCCGTCCACACGTAGCTTGTTATGCTTCTTACCTACCTCGATATCCCATGGGAGACCTGTTTCGTCGAGAGCCTCAAGTAGCTTTGGGTGGAGGCGCTTCATCGAACCACCCCTTGCAGCCGGTCCGCCACGAGCTTGGCGTAACCGGCGATATCGACCCAGCTATCAGCGTAATCAGGGTCGCCGTTCACGATGCGCCCAATCTTGTGAAAGATCATGTCGAGCGCCTCCTGCTGGTCTGCTGCCAAAACCTTCTTGCGCTGTTCGAGGAAGCCCGAAGTCAAGACCTTGTACGCCTGCGTGACGTCCGCGTGCCCCATGAAAGAACCGTAACGGCCCCCACGCTCGTTCAAAACGGCATCGATAGCGTCGCTCATTTCCACATCCCTTTCTTGTGGTTGTATATCTGCCTTTGAACGGAAGCCACCGAGCACTCGAAGTGCTCGGCGATGCTCCGGTAGGGTATACCATCTTCGTACATTTGCCACAGGAGTGCACGGCGTTCCTGCGTCCACCAGCCCAAGGGCTTAGGTTCGTTCTTGATAACCCTAGGCATAGCGTAACCAGTTACCGTGCTTTCCCGAGCAGCGTTGTCCAAAT